CAGCCATTTTATCTCCTAATTATTATTCCAATAATACATTTTTTTACCAGACTTGCCATAAGTTCTTCTTCTTTGTATTAGAGATCCTTTGCCAAATTCTGCTTTCTCTTGTTCCATTCTCATCTCCTCTAATGCTTTTTCAAATTGTGCTGTAAATAACGGCACTCTTTCATCTTCCATTAGATAGATAGAAGCGTGTTTTAAAGCACCATATAAGTAAGCATCTGGATATCCTGTGGATATAAAGTTCGTTGTATTAGAACTGCTTAAAGCATCAATAGTGCCATAGTATGTTAATTGTAGCGTATAACTTGTGTCAGGGGTAGGTGCTAATTCTAAAGTATTATCTACAAGTGCATAATAAATAGGTTGACCAGTTACGTTGTTATTAGATTTTCTATACACATCTAATGATTCAATAGATTGTTGAAACAATGGTCTAAAATCGTTTGAGGTAATTTCTACATTGATAGCTTCTAACCAATCTGTTGGTAATGACATATATTGTGCATCTGCTGTAGCAGTAGCACGTTTAATCATATCCTTGGTTCTTAATCTTCTATTAAATTCACCTTCTGTTGCATCAATAAAGAAATCTAACTGGTCTGTTAAATCTGACCTGTTTAAGAAATTTGCAATATTAGTTTTTAATTCATCGTATGTCATACTTTACCTTTCCATGTCCTAAAGGGTTTGTTATCTGAATGGTTTAACCATTTCTTCCATTGTGCAGAATCTTTTGCCCAGCCTTCTCTTAAAGCTTTTTGATATATTACCATGGGAACTTCTGCTACATGACGAAAATCTTTACCTGGTTTATGTTCAGATAATTGTTTTACATAGTCTAATGTTGGTTGTATGTCTTGTTTGGTTTGATAAACAACCTTGTCATCTTCTGTAGCAAAGATAGATTTAATACCTTGTCTATGATCTATTAATGTAGTTTTTGCCATGTAGAGATTTTAGCACAAAAAAAAGGGATGCCGAAACATCCCTTTAAGCTATATATCAATATTATGATGTTGATAAATCAGCAACGACTCCGTGAGCAGCTTCGTTAGATACTTCTAACCCATACTCAACAACAATCATTTTTGTTTCAGCATCACCAATAGTAGCAATATCAACAGTTTTGAAATCTCTGAGATATGATACTTTGGCAAATTCTGGGTCTACTAACAGTAATGATCTTTCTCTTGATCTGTTTGATGGAACGATTTTTAGTTCACCAAAGTCAGATGAGTAGATTGATACTGAAGCTTCAACAGTATTAGCATCAACAAATTGTCTAGCCTGTGTTCTACCTGTGAAACCAGAAATAACTTGTTTGTTATGTGGTCCACAAATTGCCATTGATGGCTCGCCACCATTTGTAAAAGCAAGTTGTAAAACATCTTTAAGTAGATCTTCAGTTAAAGCTCTTTGAGTTCCGTCTGTTGGAGCAGCACCGCCACCAGTAGAAGCACCAGAAGTACCCCTTGAATCGTTAGATGTAATCCATGATTCAAAACCACCAGTTACCCTAGCTGTTGTAGCATCACCAGTTGTTTTAGCGCCATTTTTACATAGAGCTTCTTCCATGTCTCTTTTAAGAGCCTTAGCCATAATAGCTAGTTGGTGAGCCATTTCTGATCTCTTACCAGCTGGGTCTGAAGCGTCTTGTGATCCAGTTACAGTTGCATCTCTTGATGAGATCATTGCAACATTACTTACTCTTGTTGTAGCTGTAGCAGCAGCTCTTGAAAGTTCAAAACCTTCTAGCTGACCACTTGCACTTGGAGTAGGTAATGATTCTGTTTGCCAATCAAACACTACGTTTTTAATATTTCGTTTACCAATTGATGACATAAACGGAGTTTGCATAGGAGAGATGTTGTAAATAATATTACTTAAATCTTCTCTGTCAGCAGTAGCCGAATATGTGTCAAAAGCGTTAGTTACTTTAGCCATTTTTATATTCCTTTAAAATTAAATTAATTGTTCAAATACTTTAGCCGCATCCTGAATTTTTCCAGTTTTGGCCAACCTTTGTTTTGCTTTCTTCACAGGAGCTGCCGATTTTGGTCGGTTAGTCGTACCAGGTCTAGCCACTCTTGCTGGTGCTTTTTGTGTTGGTTTTTTCTTTGTGGCTGCAACTGTTTTAGAGTTTAACCAAGCATTTCTTAAACCAAGCAAAGCACGATAATCATAAACCTGTTGTATTTCTTCAGGAGTATATTCCAACTCCCTCATTGCATATTCGCTAATAGCAGCTTTTTCTTTGGCAGCAACCTCTGGGTTTTGCCATTCTGGGATTATTTCAAGAAGTCTTTGGTTGCCGTATTCAACTGCTTTTGCAATTTGTTCTTGCTGTCTAGCAAAGGCTTCTTGTTGAAGTCTTTGTTGTTCAGCACTTACAGCACTAAGCTTTTCTTTTTTTTCATCCCAAAGCTGTTTTTCGCGAACATAACCAACAGGATCATCTTCATACAAAGCGTTCCAATCTGGTTCGTTAGCCAATTCGCCCTTTAATTGGGCTTCCATCTTCGGTAACAACTGCGAATAAATCGCATCTCTTTGCGCTAACTCTGCTTGCTGCTGCTCAATAGTCTTACGCTGTTGAGAGAGTTCTTGTGTCTTGCGCGTATAATCTTGCTGACGAGAATATCCGTTGATAAGTTCATCTTGCGTCACCTCAACTTCTTGACCATCTACTTTTACTGTAAATGTCTGAGGTTGCAAGGCTTCCTCTTCAACATCGGTTTGTTCTTCATCTAGTTCTTCGTCCTCATCGTCAAACCCTTCATCATCTTCTACATCTTCTTCAAAAGTTTCAGGTGATTCAAGTTCTTCTTCAAGGACTTCTTCTTCAGTTACTTCTTCTGTTTCTGTGACTGCATCCTCAACCTTGTCCTCTTCAGGGGTTAAGAAACTTTCAAACATAGAAGTAGTAACTTCCTTATCAGTTTGTAAAGCAGTCGGTTTATCCGTTATTGCCATAATAAATACTCCTTAATGTATTTAAGGGTATTTTAGCTTAATAATGTGTAAAAAGGGAAGGTTTAGCCTATTTTTCTAATTTTGTTTATATTAGCTTTTGTTAGTTTGCCTTTTTCTGCAATGATACGCAGATGTCTTTCAACTTCTGGTAATAGTAATAATGATCTGTGGATATCTTCTCTAGCAGTAACATCATCTATTTCTCTTGAATTTAACCAATGGGTTATATATTCGTTTTTAAGATTTTCTATTGCTTCTTTAAAAACTTCTGATGTTAATATTTGTTCTGCTTGTGCAGCCTTAACTACTTCTTCGTGTGATACTGACATTAAAATAATCCCATTGGTCTAGGTTGTGATATTGAAAATCTACTGCCTGTTGGCTCTCTTAAATCTAGTAGTCCTCTTTCTAAATCTGCAAGTCTTGTATCAATACTAGATAAATCAGGAGCTTGATAGGTTGGTATATCAATACCAGCAATAGCTCTATTAATATCTTCTTGGGTTACAAACTTAGATACATCAGGCATATCTATAGAAAATTCTCTGCCTGTAGGAATACTTGGTATTAAAGATGGTATATCTTCTTGTCTTACAAACTGTGATAAGTCTGGAGCTTCATATTTAGGTATATCTATTCCTGCTCTAATATCTTTTATTAGCTGTTCTCTATCTATAGAAAATTCTCTGCCTGTAGGAACGTCTGGTATTAATGTTGGGATATCTTCTCTTCGTACAAATTGTGAAAAGTCTGGTTGTTCTATCGTAGGCATATTTTCTGCAATTCGTTCTTGTACTATTTTTTCAATAGCTTCTCTATCAAAATCAAAATCAAATAATTTACCTATGTCTTGTAAACCGCTTACAGGTGGCACATTTGGTATTTGAACACCACCAAATATATTTCTAAACGGTATATCTTTTCTGTCTACTGGAATATTTACACCACCAATACCTGTGCCAAAATATCTTGGATCATCGGCAAAAACTCCATAAGGACTTGGTGTTCCTTGTGGTGTTTCTACAGGCGTTGTGCCAACAGGTGTTGTTAATTGTTCTTGTGTATAACCCATTGGCATTTCTGGAGAATAACTTACGCCTGGTGCAATGACTTGTTCCATTGGTATGCCGCCTGCTATAGAACGAGCATAGTCAAAACCAGAACGATATGTGGGATCTGAAAAAGGTATTGTATAACTACCAAAATCATCTGGGCCTAATACAGGTCCTTGTTGTTGAGCAACTATATTAGCTATATTGGGAATAAAACCTTTAAAACCGCCACCTAAAAAATCAAAACCACCGCCATCACCAAAATTAGAAACATTACCCATGCCTCCTTGATTTTGATATATACCTGGTACATATAGCGATCTTTCTCTTCGTCTGAAGTCATCATTTTCTCTGATGCCTTCCAACATTCTATTTAAAGCGTCTATTTCCATATTATTGTGTTATTAGTTTATCTATTTTAGCGTCTAGTTTATCTATGCGCTCAATCACTCTATCCATATTCATTATTAATTCTTCTTTGGTAACGAATCGCATAGCAACTTCTTCTCTTGTCTTATTGAGTAGTATATCAACTCTTTTGATTTCTGTCGCGTTAGAACGAATACTATAGATGATAGGACCAAATACCAAGGTCATTATAATATTCCACAATAAGATAGAAGTTATTTCCATTTAGTAGCTCCACACATGAGGGCGTGGCCTACCTTGTGCGTCTTTTGATATGTCCAAGTGTATAAATCTTGCATTGCCTTTTTGGTTAATTCCTATGCCTGTAAATCCATAATCAGTTGCTTTTGATATGACTTCTAGTGCTTGCTCGCCTCTAAGTAATATATCAGCAGCTAATCCTAATGCGTGCGTGCCTGGTTCAGATTTGACTTTTTCTATCGGATGATCTGCACATCTATATCCACTTGTTATTTTAAACGGAAAGCCTACATCGCTTCTTAGTAATTGTAACTTATCTATTAGTTCGTGTTCAATCTTATTTTCACCACAATGCTTACAAGCGAACTCTTCTATCCTAAAATTCTCCCAACTCATTTTGTTAATCCTTTGGTTTTCTCATAACTTCTCATACCACCCAATCCTAACATACCCATTAAAACAGGCAACATAGTAGATGTATCTGCTTGTGGTATATCAATACCAAAAGGTGCAGCTAATGGACTAATTAAAAAGTTTACTGCAAAACCACAAACACAAATCCATGCTGTAGCTGGTCGCCAAGATGATTGAAACCAATTACCTTTGGCTTCTTCTTTGTTTACTTCTATTTGTGCTTTAGCAATCTCATGGATGTGCTTTTCAGACATAGTTGCAAGTTCATGCGCTATTTGTTGTTTTGTATCTGCGTCTGGTATGAACTTATCAAGAATCTTCGTTACTGGTTGTATTAGCTTGTCTATCATTGTGTAACCTTATAAAGTATTCAGCATCGACTAAGGCGAGAGGCTTTGTTCTATTTCTCTTTATTATAACCAAAGGTTCGTAAGCTTTACAGTTTTCTTGCGATTGTTCGTATGCTTTCCATACATTAACTGATTCTTGGTTTTTGCACTCTACTGAGTAAGGAAATTGTTTTCTTGATTGAACACCCATAATAATATCTTCGCCATTAGAACCCATGGGTCTTGATTCTAAATCTTCAGGATCGAAACCAAGTAATTCAACGAGCTTATCTACAACCCATTGTTGTAAAGCTCTGCCTTTAGCCTTGGCAGATTGTGGTTTCATTTATGTTTTTTTATTACAGGAAAGTCTGCTGTAAGTGAAGCACCCTTGTGTTTTACAAACCTACCAGTATGTTTCATAAGTTTATAAGTCTTACCATCTTTCATAAAGTGATAACCTTTAGGTGCTTTTACTTTCATTTTCTTTTCTTTTTCTTTTGTAACTTTTTAAAATCAGCAGCAGTAATTTTATTTCTTGGTTTTGCTACTTTAGCTAATTTTTTTTGCTTTGGTGAGTATTCTTTAAAAGGCATATTATTTTCCTTTCTTTTTAGGTTTTGTTTTTTTCTTTTTAGGTTTCATTGCTGGTTTACCATATCCATATCCTGGCATAATTATCTCCTTTTTTTAATTATAGTTTTTACATTAGTAGGTTTACCACCTACACCTTGTTTCTTTGCTCTTTTTCTTCTGACTGCTGATTCTTTTTCTTTTGCAGTCATGCTTGCGGCTTTAGACTTTGGCACACATTTAGGATAACCTTTCTTATTGGTTGATGCTTTTTTTCTACCGCAAGGCTGATATTTACCTTTCTTTTTTGGTCTGCCAATATCAACCCATTCTTCTTCAAACCATTTGGTTAAACCTTCTGTGTCTCTAGGCATTTCTATATCCGCCACCTTTTTTCTTGTATTCTCTAACTAACCATGCGTTAGCATAAGCACTAGGATATACATCAAACTTTCTTTTAGCAGCAGCTTTCACGCTTGCGTATAAGGCTGGATTTGTTGGAACTGGTCCTTTCTTTTTTTTAGTTTTACCTACCATTTTTTACAACTCCAATATCTTGCTGATAACTTATCAGGTGGATTGGTATCACATTTATGTCTAGCACGAAAAGACTTTCTTCTAGCTGGTTGGTCTTTTTTGATTGTCATTTTAGGATCACCAAATCTAACAAGTTTTACTTGGTCGCCTTTCTTAGCTAGAACAGCAAACTTTTTAGATTTGCCTGGTGTTCGTTTTGGTTTGTTATAACCGCTAAATCTTTCGCCTCTATATGTTATAGCCATTACTTCTTCTTCCTTGGTCTACCTCTTTTTTTAACAACTGGTGCTGGTGACATAAAACCATCAAACCAGTTTAAAAACTTATGTATGGTTTCTTTTAACCATACCCAAAACTTTCTTATGTATTTCATTAGTGTAACTCCTTCTCTTCAATAAATATAATTTCTGAATCTGAATTAACTTCACCACCAGACATAAGCGACATAATTCTTAACGCATCATCTTTGGTTTTTGCTTTTATTTCTTTGCCAACGTAAACCATGTCACCCTCCAATACTTCTAAATTAAATATTTTGTGTTGGTGGTACATTGCCTGTAAATAATCCCTGAGCTTGATCTTTTGCATTTTGTCTAATATTTTCTCTATCTCGCTCCATAATAGCATTTATTTCTGCAATGTTTATTTGCGCACCGTATTTAGCTTGTAACTCTAAAGCTTTAACTCTAAGTTGTG